TGGCGGCGGCAAAAATTTATGTCCCCGTCTTCTTGCCATGGGTGAACGTACGGTGTGTCTGGCAGCCGCCGATGACTGGCTCAATGAAAATGAGACAGACGAGAGCGCACACAAAACCCGTTCATGGCTAAACCAATCAGCAACTGACAGGCAGCTTCAATTTTTACCCGCTGCATACCGCCAGGACTTCGGTCTGACCCGGTATCAAGCCTCTGCGCTGTTGGCCTTCACCTTCAATAAGTCTGCGATCACACAACTGGTGACATCGGCCTCTGATGGTGACCGGAGGGCGGCATGATCCATGGCACACATATCCAAAAATGTAGCCCTACGGCAGCGGTTATGGCATCTGCGTGGGGAGCTCTGTGCCGTCTGTCGGCGACCAACCCGTGGCTTTGGTTGGTTCGACCGACGGTCTTCGAGGCGACCTCGACGCATGCTTTGGTTCTGTTCCATGGCTTGCCAGGGTTACTGGTCTCGATTGGCGAAGGAGGGATTGGGCATGGTTGATCTGACCGAGCAGGAACAAGCCGCCATTCGCTACGCCATAAAAATGGCAGCAGAGATCATGGAAGAAATAGGCTGGCAAACCCGCCTGATTGACCTGTCTGAGGCGCAGGTCCTCACCCTCATTGAAGTTGCAGTTGGTGGCTTTCAAGACGCCATGTTGGCAACGGCCAAGGCCGATGACACGGAGATCCCATTCTGATGCTTGATTACAATTCTTCGGCCAACTTCGCCGACCAAATAAACGTCTACATCGACGAAGCCCTCGTGGTGGAAAATCAGGCCCAGCCATCGAGGCAGTATCTTGGTGGTTCACGCCTTGGTGTTGCCTGCGACCGTGCCCTGCAATTCGAATACGCCCAAGCACCCAAGGACGACGGGCGGGATTTTAAAGGCCAGACGTTGCGTATCTTCGCCGCCGGTCACCTGTTTGAGGATATGGCCATCCGCTGGCTGCATATGGCCGAATTTGATCTCTATACCACCAAGGGCAATAAGCCCGGTGGTGAGCAATTTGGTTTTTCGGTGGCGGATGGGCGTATTCGCGGTCATGTGGACGGCATCATCAATAACGGCCCCGTCCTGACCGGTTTCCCGGCACTTTGGGAATGCAAATCCATGAACGCCAAATCATGGAAAGACACGGTGAAGAAAGGACTGGCTGCATCAAAGCCGGTCTATGCGGCTCAGGTTTCCGTTTACCAGGCTTACATGGAAGCGACGGTGCCAGGCATTTCCAAAAACCCGGCCCTGTTTACCGCCATCAATAAGGACACTTCAGAAATCTATCATGAGCAGGTCCCGTTTGACGGCGGGTTGGCCCAGAAGATGAGCGACAAGGGTGTGCGCATCATTCAAGCGACCGAGGCCGGAGAACTGCTTCCTCGCATTGCCCAGTCAGCTGATTTTTTCGAATGCAAATTCTGTGATTGGTCAGATCGGTGCTGGAGATCAGACGTATGAGCGGTGACGTGGTGAAACTCAGCGATTGGTGCGATTTTAATTCAGCGGCCCCGCAAAGGTCCGATGATGACCAACAGTCAGAAATGAGTGTCGATGATCTTAAGGCTCGTCTGCTTGGTAATTTGCGGGGCGTACTGTCCTACCTGTTTCCTGCCGGTATGTTTCGCCATGGCAAATTTCTGGTCGGTGACGTTCAGGGCAACAAAGGCGAAAGCTTGAGCGTTCAGCTGACCGGCAGCAAATCCGGTATGTGGCATGATTTTGCCACCAAGGACGGCGGCGACATTATCAGCCTGTGGGCGGTGGCAACGGGTCGCAACACACAGTCGGATTTTCCATCGCTGCTTGATGACATACGCCATTGGCTGGGGGAACCCAGAAAAGAAAGCACTCACGTTCAATCTGAGATAACCGCGCCCGTTGATGAATTGGGCCCGGTAACGGCCAAGTGGGACTATCACGGCGGTGACGGCACGTTGTTGGCCTGTGTCTATCGGTACGATCCGCCTGACGGCAAACAGTTTAGGCCATGGGATGTGCTGGTACGCAAGATGAAGGCACCGAACCCGCGCCCACTCTATAACCAGCCTGCTATGAGATCAGCTGGTGAAATCATCTTGGTCGAAGGTGAGAAGGCTGCCGAGGCGTTAATTGGAAAAGGTATCTGTGCCACCACGGCCATGAACGGTGCCAGTGCGCCGGTTGAAAAAACCGACTGGTCGCCACTTGCCGCAAAGCGAGTGGTGATTTGGCCCGACAAGGATGCCGCCGGGTGGCAATACGCCGAAGCTGCCGCAAAGGCAGTATTGAGTGCCGGGGCTATCTCCGTCGCCATTCTTATGCCGCCGGATGATAAGCCGGACAAATGGGATGCCGCCGATGCCGTTATTGACGATATGGATGTTGCGACATTCATTGCGAGTGCACCCCGCCAATCCATTGTGGCCCCACAGAACCAAGCTAAAGCCTTCAGTCTTGGCCATATGCTCAGCGATACATCCCCCATGCCGGACGACATCATTGCGCCGCGTGTCCTGACGCCATCAGGGATGCTGGTGTTTGGCGGTGCGCCCAAGGTTGGCAAGAGCGACTTCTTGCTCAGCTGGCTGGTGCACATGGCTGCTGGCGTTGAGTTTCTGTCGTTCAAGCCTTCAGGACCATTGCGGGTGTTCTATCTGCAGGCCGAGATCCAGTACCACTACCTGCGTGAACGTATTCGCCAGATTAATTTGCCACCCGAGGTCATCACTGACGCACATGACAACCTGTTGATCACCCCTCAGCTCAAATTGATTCTGAATGAAGCTGGCCTTGCCACGGTCACTGCCCTCATCACAAAACATTTTTCCGACGGTCTCGACATTATTGTCATTGATCCCATACGCAACGTCTTTGACGGCGGCGAGGCCGGAGCCAGTGAAAACGACAACAACGCTATGCTGTTTTTCCTGCGCGACCGGGTCGAAGAGCTGCGAGATGCTGTTGATCCCAATGCCGGTATTATTCTTGTTCACCACACCAAAAAGCTTTCCAAGAAGCAGGTGGATGAAGATCCGTTCCAGGCATTGTCCGGCGCGGGCGCGCTGCGTGGCTATTACAGTTCCGGCATGATTCTGTTTCGCCCGGACGAGGCGCAGCCGGAACGCCGTCTGATTACCGAACTTCGCAATGGCCCTGCATTGGCGGCAAAGATTGTCGACAAACATGAAGGCCAGTGGATTGAGATTGATCCATCATCGGAGCGTCTGGTGCGCCAAGAATACGGCGAAAAGCTCGATGCTGAACGCCTGCGCAAGCGTGACGTGATCCTGAATACCCTGTTTGAAGAAGCCAGGTTAGGTAACGTTTACACCTCAATCCAATTTGCAGAGGCTTTTGAAGGCAAGGTTGGCTTGGGTGGAAGAAGCACCATAGCTGAGCGCATCAGCGTGCTTGCCACCAAGGGGCATATCAAGTTTTTCAAGAATCCGGAACAGCATGATTTGCCGCCATTACGGCGATCAAAGTTTGGTTATCTGTGCGTTGAAACCATGCACCTTGGTCTTCCTGAAGATGTCGTTGACGCCGAGACAGGAGAGGTCACTGAGGTCATTCACCCCCTCCTGCCAACACACTTTAAATGCCGCCATACCGGTGTAGCTCTCGAGGTCGAAAATCCAAATATCTGGGTCTACCCGGATGTGGAGGAGGACCAATGATGGGCTCAATTATCCTCAATTGTAGAATCCAGACGCTCTGGATTCTGGATTCTAGCTGGACGCTAATTTTAAGCAAATTCAGTGGGTTAAGCATGGTTTCAGAATCCAACTGGATTCTAGATCTGGATTCTTGGATTCTGGCTGTACCCCCATATTTTCTGCGGTGTTCAGCCTCCATTCTAGAATTCAGTCTTTCTCCTACCCCTAACGGGGTAGTGGGTATTCACCAGCGCTTTCGCTTGGTGAGACCCACCAGTGCCATCGGCACCATCAATCAACAATCCCCAAACCGGGTGGCGATGCATCCGACCAAGAACGTCATCGCCACCCTCACCACAACGCAACCAAAGGAGAAGCGATATGGATAAATCGAGTTTGACCAAACCAGAACCGGATGCAAGGGCCATGACGATCCTTGCCCTCGATCTTGGCACCAAGACCGGGTGGGCATTGCATGGCCAGGACCAGGCGATCACCAGTGGCACCGTCGAATTTAAAAATGACCGGTGGCAAGGTGGCGGCATGCGTTTTCTGCGGTTCAAGCAATGGCTCACCGAGATCAAGCAAATGGCCGATGGACTGGATGCTGTGTTCGTCGAGGAAGTTCGCCGTCACGTCGGTGTGGATGCTGCCCATGCCTACGGTGGTTTCCTGGCCCACGTCACGGCCTGGTGTGAACATCATCAAATCCCCTACGAGGCTGTCCCTGTTGGCACCATCAAGCGCCATGCTACCGGCAAGGGCAACGCGAACAAACTGGCGATGATCGCCGCCATGCGTGGCCGTGGGTTTTATCCTGTCGATGATAACGAGGCTGATGCTTTGGCCCTTCTGGGCTGGGCGCAGGATCACCGCGCCGGAGGTGCGCCATGAAATGGCATCCACGAGGGTTTGGCGGCACGCGTCGCAATGCGGATCAGGTCAAAAAAGATGGCTGGTGTGAGCAAGGCATGCTGGCCGTGTCGGTTGAAGACGACCGACTGACCTGGCCTGAGAAAGAACTAATCCGCCAAGTGGGTGAAAAGCTCTATGGCAAGCGAAAGGAAGAAGCACATGGGCAATAATCACTGGACGGCACCGCTGGTGGAAGAACGCTTGGTTGAGGCCGCTGGTGTCTTGAAGCGGCTTCCGGAGGAAAAAGTGCAGGGGTATTTTTCTGCTTGGCCGGATGTCGTGCTGGATGCCAATGAATCTTTCGGTTGGAATGATCCGGTGTTGCGCAGGCCGTGGCCGTCTCCGGGCTCCATTGACCGTATGGATGAGACAATGCAGTGGCTGCAGTGGTTAGACCCCGAGGTGGCGAAGATCTGTTGGTTTAGAGCGGCTGGCAAACGATGGAAAACCATCTGTTGGAAGGTTGGATTACAACGAACAGCGGTGCATCAACGCTATCTTTTTGGCCATTGTGTGATCGCTTGGAAGCTTAACGGTCATAGGCTGCCAAGTAATCGTTCGCGCCGTGACGTGATTGCGATGGTCCAATCGGCGAAGCCGTAAGTAGTGTATAAAAAGGTGTTCGGCGAACACTTTTCGCGCGGACAAATTCGCGTTCCAAATGCTATTATTTTGTCAGACTTGGATTTGTGCGCCTACGGGAATGTCCCGTGGGCGTTTTCATTTGGGGGCAAGTATTTTGAGGCGTCCATACGGATTTGAGGAGTTCATCAGGAAGCAGGGCTTCCACAGCATCTACTTGGTGACAACTGAAACGGATAACCCTGTAAAGGTTGGCATTGCAAAAGACCCCGTTAAGCGTTTGAGTGACCTCCAGAGCGCCAATTTTACCCCAATCCGCTTGCATCGATTTTGGTGGATGCCTGGAAAAAAGATAACGGTGAGGATCGAAAGTGCGTTCAAAAATCACTTCCAATCCAAGAATATTAGGGGCGAGTGGTTCGATCTGCCGCTGCCGACGGCAGAAGCGTTTATCGAGGCATCCATTCGCAGTCTTGGGACTTGGGGCGTCAGGCACTCCGATCTTATAAAATACATGGATTACAGGGAGCGAGAGAAATGTGGTCTTCCTCCAGACGCACCTTCGCCGCTGGCTGGTATCAAACTGGATATGTGATCAAGCGGCCCGAGGCGCGACCTCTTTTTCGATCTTCTTGCGCACGGTACGATCCGCAACATCAAGGTCGTAATGTGATTGCAGGTTGATCCAAAACTCAGGTGTCGTGCCGAAGTAACAACTCAAGCGCAATGCCGTGTCTGTCGTGATACTACGACGGCCACGCACAATGTCGTTGGCCCGGGAACGCGGGACTTTGATGGCGTTGGCAAGCTCGTAGACACTCAGACCTAAGGGCTCAAGGAATTCATCATGCAAAATCTCGCCTGGGTGTATGGATGGCAGTCTGCGCCCGGTGGTGACGTCGGATAGGTCAATCTTACGACGGTCTAGATCTTCACGTTTGATGGTCATGGTCTTGCTCCTCAGTGATAGTCAACAATCTCAGCGTCCCAGGCATCTACATCACGCCATGAGAAACAGATGCGCCATTGATCGTTGACGCGAATACTATGCTGACCCGCACGGTCACCACGTAGAGCTTCCAGGCGGTTGCCCGGTGGTACACGCAGGTCGTCCAGTCGTGTGGCCGCATCAAGGACAAGTAGCTTTGCCCGAGCTCGCTTCTGGATTTGCGTTGGCAAGCCTCGAATGGCTCGGCCAGAGAAGATTGCAGCTGTGCGTTTGTCAGCGAAACTTTTAATCATGATTAAGCGTACTGCAAAACGGTACGTTGTGTCAATGGAAACGTAACGAGAAACGGTACGATGCAAATGATAGTGATGACAAATGGTGCGATTAATGTGTTCCGCAAGGCGTTGATATATTTAACGGGTCCTTCCTGGCCGATTTCCTATGCTGGGGGGCTCAGTCCGACACTTTCCTAGTGACGTGCTGAAAAATACCATTTCGTTTCGTTTCAAATAATGCCCGAGCCCGCTGTATCGCGGGCTGGGTGTG